GAATTTTCTATAGATGAACTAGTATCTTCTCTAATAGTTCTAGCTTGTGAAGCTGTAATTTGTTCTGAATCTGTAGATATTTTAGAAGTAGACATGCTATCTTCTCTAGCAGTTCTTGCTTGTGAAGAAGATATATCTTCAGTTAATTTGTTTTTCTGTAAATCTATAAGACCACCTACTTCATTACTCTTATTTTCAGATTCTATCTTTTCAACAATAAGTGAATTTTCTATAGATGAACTAGTATCTTCTCTAGCAGTTCTAGATTGTGAAGAAGATATACTTTCTGTATCTGTAGATATTTTAGAAGTAGACATACTATCTTCTCTAATAGTTCTAGCTAATACTTCAGAATCCTGGTCATCAAGAAGTTTTTTCTTTTTATCTATTTCACCAGTAGAGTTTAACGCTCCTAGAATTAAACTACCATCAACATCTCTGGTAACATTATAACCTAGTTCTTGTTCTAACTTAGCTTCAGTTAGGTTACGTTCCATATTGGTTTTAGAGTCTTGATTTATAATTTGAGAAGAAAGTAAGTCAGCTTGTTTATCAGCTTGTTGTTCTTGTAAAAGGAATTTTATAGATTCAGATAATACTGATTGCATAGATCCGAGATAAACATTTGCATAGTCAGTACCTACTAACCTGCCTTCTTTGTATTGATTATCAATATGTTTTTCAACAGCCTGTATAAGCTTATCAAAAACACCAGTACCATTACTTACTGTAGTAGCATCAGTTATATTGGTTATATCTATATTAGCCATAATTTATCTCTAAAAATTTTTCATATTAACTTACTTTTCTATATAAGTGTCATTAACACTAACAAGAATTTTTATTTCTAGGAGCTGTAAATCTAGCTAATTCTATAGGTGAGTCGATATAAGAATAACCGCCTAAAGGATTTATAATAACTAAATCAAGATCAGGTAGTAAAACAGTAGAATCAGTTTTACTAAGTATCCAATTAATCTCTGTTACAGCTCCAAGTAAATACACTATTATTTAACCTAATTAAACCTGGTTTTTTGCATAGCTTATTGCAAATTTCTTAACAGTAACAGGAACTTTATTACCTGTTCGTTGACCGTTAATAATTTCATCTTTATGAAGTGTAATAGTAATACTTTCAGCAATTTTAATTAATGCTGTTTCTAATTCTACTGGAATATCTAAAGGAACTATTCTAGAAATACCATAAAATTGATTTTCAAAACTTAAATACGCTGTAGTCATTACAGTATTTTCACGACTATCTTTATTTGTTAGGGTTACTACCTGTTTTTTAAAAGCTTTTTCTTTTTGATCAGCTAAAAACTTTTGTCTGTTTATTTGTTTAGGTACTTGCTGCACTATGTCAACTTTCTCACTTGGGCCACTGGGGGCTATTTCGTCCAAAGGTGCGGGTTTACCTTCTTTTTCAGCTATCATTGATTCTAAAGTAGAGGTTTTTACATTTTTAGCAAACTCTAAACCTAGTTCATTAGCTTTGTCTATAATATCTTTACGATCACTCATTACTTACCTTCTGTTTAAATTTAAAAATATAGGGGCCAGTTAGACCCCTATAGGTTGATCTTAGTCAGATGAACATACTAAGATTTTTAATAGTCTTTCTTCTCGAAGAATAAGACCTGCGTACCACATATTATAACTAAAGAAACCAGTAGTTCCATAAGGATTACTAAGTTCAATCTTAGATGGTGCTTGAGAATTAAACTTAATCTTACCATGCCCTTTAAGACCAACAGTTGCAAATGAACCTTTTGTTGGGATAAGAATAGGGTAAACATCAAAACGTGTTTCACCATTAGCCTGAGTACCAGCTGTAAGTCCATTCAAAGATGTAGCTTGAGCTACACTGCTAATAGTAGTTTTAGCTAATGTTCCACTATAAGCACCAGTAACGTTACCTGCACCACGATACACCATAGCTGATTCTGATTCAATGAAACGTACATCATTCATTGCACCAACTTCACCTTCAGCTAAGTTAGTAGCATCGGCATATTTGTATGCAGGAATATAAGCGTACTCTTCAACAGTGCCAGTACCCTTAGTTAAAGTTTCTAGGTCGTATTTAATTTCAGGACCAATAATAGCATAGAACGCTTTATTGATATTACGAGTATCAATTTTAGTAGAACCAGTAACAATAGAAGTATTTTTTACAGCACGGTTACGAACTAACTTACGTACAGCTCTACGAATTAAGTTGTAGCTTATACGTGAGTTATCATCAGTAGTACCAGTACCACCACTAGAATCTATACCAACTTCGTCAAATTTATTGGCAGCACCTACTAACAGATTATTAGGAGTACTTAGCATATCTAACTGGATCAAGTCTTCCTGTCTTTGGTTAGCAAGTAAACCTAACTCTTCACGGTAATGAACTTGAACCATATCTTCTGCAAACATATCAACTTCGTCAGTAAAATCAATCATTTCACCGTAACGGGAGAAATTAGTTTCAATTGTTACTTTCTTAATAGTTACTTTATTTTGAACACCTGCACCTTCACCTAGTATTACATTACCACCATCAACAGAACCACTAGCACCATTATCAGAAGTTAGACCGCTAGATACATTAACAATGTTACGTGCAGACATGTAACCTTTGGCTGCAAAATCTGCAGATGTTCCGCCATGTTGGCTGTTAGGATCAAACAAGTTATCATAGATATGTAACCATTTACTTACTTTGTAAGTTTTACCCATTTTAAGAGGCATAGATCTACGATCAGCCCACTGAGCATAAACTGCTGTAGCGTTAGCAGCTTTTACACCAGCTTTGTCGTAATAGTGAACAATTGTACTTTGTCCATGTGTAGATGCACCACCTACACCATAAATATTATCAGCCATTTTAAATTACCTTAGTTATTGGCTTGGAGATTTTTATACCAAGCATCGTATTTTTCATCATTGTCATCGTCTAAGTAGTCGATAACTCCTTTGCTACCAGCTCTTGATCCTGTGGATGTAGCTGCCCGCTTCTTAGTAGCCTCAGATGATGCTTGTTCAAACTTATTTTCTGCAACCTGTGTGTTTTTATTTAAGTCAGCAACAGTTTTTTCTGATTTTACAGAATCTCTAGCCGAAGTAAATTGTTCACCTGCAAGTATGTAGTATTGTAAGTCAGACTTAGTATTTCCATCGAGTACTTTCATTTTCATTGCTATGGGTGCAACACTGTCATACACCCCAGATTTAATATCATTATGTAACCCTTCTATTAAGTTAGGATTAGATGATAGTGTCTGTCTTGATTCTGGGTCCCATTGGTTATCCACAACATCGACAGTGATTACATATTCATCATCATTTGCTATTCTACCAGTAACTTCCTCAATTGCTAGTTGACTTTCTTCTTTGCCATAACTAGTTGGAGTGTACTCTGGTTCTTCACCATTAGTAGAGTCTAAATCAAATGCATCAATTTTGTTAGTTTTTAATATTTGCTGTATAGCACCTTTGTCACCTTTTATAGCATCTAGTGCTACATTCAACTGATCCTGTGTTATACCTTCTTCTTCTAAAGCAGAAATCATTTTACGGTAAGGAGCTATTTTCTGCATCTTTTGGGTAAAGTTCATAGACTTACCAAAAGTTGTTTCAAACTGCTCGTTTATCTCTTTCTGTGTAAAACTAAATTCTTGACCATTAGCTTTGAAAGTTTTAACAACATCGTTATCAGTAGGTTTTTCTTCTTTACCTTCAGAATCTGGTACTTCTTCATCCTTATTATAGGTGTTTTTATCAGATTCATCTTTTTCTTCTTTACCATTTTCAGGAATATCTTCATTAGTAGATGTATCACCTTCTGTATCTTTAGTACCTAATTCTTTTTCTGGTACTTCAGGTTTTTCTTGAAGTGCATCAATTTCATCTTCTTCAGTAGCTGAAGAACTTTCTTCAGTATCTGATTGAGATTCACTGATACCAGCTTCTAATTCTTCACTAATTTCTGATCCTTCTTCTCTGCGTAATTCCGCAATAGCTTCTAGTGGATCTTTGTCATCAGCGAATACCTGTTCTTGAGAAAGTTCTTCAGACATGATTATTTACCCTTATGTGAAAATTTAGTATCAGCTTCTAGTTCAGCTTCTTCATCATCACTTAAAACAGGATCTACAGCACCTTCATAAGCATTATCTGTCATAGCCATAAAGTATTTTAAATTACTTGCAGCAATTAAATCTTCCATAACATCAGGTCTACGACCTTGTGCTTTAATGGCAGGAGTAGCTAGTAAGCTTACAGATGCAAGTACTTTACCTTCTAAATAACCTTCTAAAATAAAAGTCTTAAAATCTGGGTTATTACGAAGTCTATTTAATGCTTCACCCATCTTAATATTGTGATCTTGTTGTACTTCTACTGAAAGTATTTCTTCTTGGTTACTCATACGAGTCCTATTAGTTAATTAAAAGAGTATATATGGTATAACATAGTTTACTGTTTAGTCAAACTATCCATACGTTTTAATCCTGCAGCAGTTTCTCTATCATGATCTTTTTTAACAATTTCATCATTAATATCACCACCAGTAGCTTTATTAGTAAAATCTAAATCTGATAAATCAGTCTGTGAATTTATTTGGGCAACTCTAGCCATATTCAATTTAGCTTGTGTTTGCTTATTCATCATATCAATTTTATTTTCTTCAGTACGAGATAGTCTTTCCTGTATTTCTGATTCAATCTTAGTAACTTCTAACTCTTGCATTTTTTGTGCAATAGGATCAGGTTGTGGTTGATACTCTTCTAACTTCTTAGCTAAATCAGGCATTTTATGTAATTTAGCAATTTGACCCATAAGAAGGTTTCTCATACCTAAATCCATACCTTGACCTAGTGTTTGTAGTAAGAATGACAATTCCTGTGCTTTAGATGAGTTGTCTTCTGCAGTTGATACTTCAATTTGTATATCAACAGCACCTGATAAATCATCTCTTTTTATAGGTACAAATTCTTCATTGGTAATACGTATAACTTCTTCTTCTTGTAGAAATTCACTATTATAAGACATCCATTTACGCATAAGAGGCTTAATTAGGTTCTCTGCAATATTACGTACAATATCTAAACGTCTTACTGAAACTGCATCTAGTGCTCCCCTGGCTGAAGTAGCAGTATTACCAAGTCCAGATCCACTAATACCACCAGCAAAACCTTTTACTCCGGTAATAGATTCTGTTTCATTATTCACTAGTTCTAAAACAGAGAATGCACTACCTGGAATCTGGTTGTAACTACCATCAAAGAAATCTTCTCTTGAACCGTTAAACTCAAAGTTTTTGTTATTTAAAAATCTTTTCTTATTTATATTATCTAGTGAGCCAGTTCTAATACCTTTTTGAGCATTATTAGAATTAGCCATATTATCAATAAAACCACGTTTGATAGCTGTAGAAATCTTTTGGTTATCACCGATAAGTTCAGCATTAGCTTCTCCATGAAGCTGAAACGGAACAGAGTTATTAGCCAGTACTAAGAATGGAATTTTCTTATCAGGGTACGGGTTTGATTCTAGACGAATAAGAATATCATTAACCCATGTACATACTATAGGTTCAGTTACACCACTATCATCAATGTCATAATTACCCCAGTACTCATAAATAACAATTTTCTTTCTTGGTTTATCTTGGAATTTAAAGAATGTTTCGTCTTCAGGATAAAAATCACCGTTATCTGAAACTAGGGATCTGGCTAACTTATCAAGGTTTTTATACTTTTTAGAACTTCTTAGATTGCTTAAATCTGACTCATATCTATGGATTATGAATTGAGCTTTATCAACATCACCCATAGCCGTAGGATCTATATAAGTATCTTCTATTCTACATATTTCTGCATCAGGTTTATTAATTAATACTTTTAACTGTTTAACCATTTTGGTGTCTATTTGTACAGGTTGACCATTTAAAGGATCTAACCCATATACAGGCATTTCTACTTCAACTTCTTCATCCTTATAATCCCATGAACATTTAACAACTACAGTACCTTCAGAACTAAGTAATTTTACAACATTAGTCATAAATTTATATCTGTTAAATTGTCTTGTAAATTGATAATTCAACACTAGCTGATTTTGTTCAGCAGCTTGTCTATCTTCAGCAGTAATAGGATTACATCTAATGATGTCAGAACTTGATACAAATGGGTCTTTAACAGATGCATGTTGCCACTCATCTTGACGTTTAATATCACGAGAAACTAGTTCTGATTTACCTTTCTCTTCATTACCATAAGGATCACCATTATATTGATGTTTCCATGATTCTACTTTAGCAACATTTTCTAAACGTAGATAATCTGCTGCTCTTAAATCTTCTTTAAAAGCTGCAAGTAGTTTCTTTTTATCAATCATATTTTAAACCAAATTTTCGTGAACAATGAACTCACCTATACTTGATGAACCTTGCCAAGTATCTAGTGCAATAATTCCCTGTATATAATAAGTACCTTCAATAGTAAGATGGCTACCTATAGTTGTAAGATACATTTTACCATCAGTACCATCAGTACTAAGTATACCAACAACAGTTACTAAAGTACCGTCAGGTCTTTTTAACACTATATTTTTAACTGTGGCTAATACTATGTTAACAGCAATATAAGTTTTAGTATTATCATCCCATTCTGTGATTTCTACTTCTAACTTAGTGCCGGTATCACCAACTCTTATTTCTTGTACTTTTTCTTCAGCCATAACTAACCCGTAACTGCTTCAAATTGTTTATTTGTGCAAATAGTAGCAGTAATAAGCTTACTCTGCTCTATACTTTCTGAAAAATACTCTTCTTTAGTTATAATAACTCTATTAGAATCACTTTTATTCACAGTTAAAGAAAATTTAATTACTTCAATCATCTTATATTAACCTTGTTATTTATTGACCTAACTACAGTCAAAGTGAATTTTTTAATTTCTCTCCAACCAGCATACACATAATCAGGAAATGAGAATGAGTATATACTGTACGAAGAAGTATCGTAGCTATTATCATCATAAGAACTCATTATGCTGTACCTCTCCATCTATCACCATCAATACCAGTACCATTAACTTTAGCCTCATTTTGAGATTTTATATTTACATCTAACTCATTAGTTTTAGTAAATATTAATTGATCTGTTTTTACTTTTATAGCAGCTGATATATCGTTTAACGATACTAAATCAGTAGTTACTAAAGCTAACTCAGTTGATAACTTAGATTTAACAGCTGTAGCAATAGCATTACTATCTACTGTAATGCCACTAAAATCATCTAGCAATATAGCTTCAACAGCTAGTGCTATAGCATTAACGTCAACCGAAGCACTGATACTACTAAATTCATTAGCTAATTGAGCTTCTACAGCTAAAGCAATTGCAGCAGTATCAACAGTAGCTGTTACACTTATATTACTGAAATCATCTAAAAGTGTAGAATTAACAGCATTAGCTATGTCAGTAACATCTTGAGGTAGCACACCACTACCAGTGGAAATATATCTTATTTCAATTTTCTCGTAAGATTCTATTAAATCTATATTATTGGTTATATTACTTCTGTCAAAGACACTTACCCCCGATAAGTTGTCTTTGGAAACAGGCTCGACCAATATTCTAAGTGTATGCGCCAACCCATTATAAGGTACGAACAACCACCCTGATTCCATCAGAAC